AGACGCGCCAGGGTTTCCGGTTGGTCATGCATGCGCTTCATTCCACTGTCCGTTGAGCGTGAGGGTGTTGATGTGCTGGACGACTTCGCCCAGCTGAGCCGGGCTGTAGCGTTGCGGCATGGGGAAGCCGAGCGCGGCGGCGCAGAACTCGCTGCAGAACCAGCGACGCCGGCTATGCAGGCCGACCGGCAGCAGCTGGCTGCCGAACAGGCCGAAGAAGTCGTAGCCCTGTCCGGCGTTGGCGCGGAAGACACGGGCGATCTGTCGATAGTCAGCCCAGGGCAGCGGAATGAGGTCCCAGTGTTCGAGGTTCAGCTCGATGTGCTTGGCACGCACGCCGCCGTCCATGGCCGAGGCGGACAGCCAGCGACCATCGGCCAGGACCAGTTCGCAGTGGCTGTACTTGGAGCGCGTCCAGAGGCGGACGAGGCGGTTGAACAGCGTGCCGCGACCCTTGTAGAGCGCGAGGTAGATCAGTCCCATAGGTTCACCACTTGGCGTTGTTCGGCTTGCGGGGCGGCATCCGGCAGGGTGACGGCGGTGCCGTGGGGGATTACGGGGCCGAGATCGGCGAGCCCGGGGTTGGCATCGAGGACCGCCTCGGTGACTCCGGCGGTGCGGCCGTAGTACCGCCAGCAGATGGCGTCGACGGTGTCGCCCTGGTTGGCGATCACGGTGGTCATCAGAGCAGCTCCACCGTGGTGTGGCTGATGCCGAGGATGCTGCGCAGGGCGTGGCGCGCGTCGCGGCGCAGCTCGTCGATGTTGGTGCTGTCCTCGGTGGCTTTCTGCTCGCCGCTGTTGGTGGCGTCGAAGCTGCGGTAGCGCTCGACCAGTTCGGCGGTGGCGCGGCAGTAGATAGTGCGGCGGTAGAGGTGCAGCAGCTGGCTTTCGCCCTTGATCTGCGGTGCCGGCACATCGGACAGGGTAAGGTGGCCCTCTTCAGTACGGGCGCGGCGGTATAGGTCGAGTTCGCGGTTGGCCTCGATCATGGCGTTGATCGCGGCAACCTCGATGCGCTCGGGGGTGACGCTGGCGTCCAGGCGCATGGCGGCGCGTAGGTCGAGGCAATCGATCGCCGGCCAGAAGGCGTCGTTCTCGATCATGTGTTCTGCGGTGGTGGTGCCGGTGGCGATAAATCCGCTCATACCTATCGCTCGAATGGGTCGGCGGTGGTCGGGACTTCACGACTAGGCCAAGGTGAAAACCTGTCGATCCGCCCCGAGCCGCCGGGTGCGTGGGGACGCTCAGTTAGCGGAGGGTTCGCCGGTGCCGGTGCTGGCATCCGGAGCGCCCTGGTCGGCTTCATCGCCCTTGGCCTGGTCGGGCTGGGGCTGATCGTCTGCCAGGGGCTCGCCGGTACCGGTATCGGTAGGCGCGCTTTCCGCGTGTTTCTTGAGGAGGCGCTCGGCGCGCTCCAGATCCTTCTTGCCACCGCAGCTGTTGTGCAGCTCGATGGCGCGTTTGAGCAGGTCGATGCCGAACTGCAGCCAGGCCCGTTCGTCCTGGGTGAGCGCTTCGGCGTCGTAGTTGAGCTGGGCCAGCTGGGCGCGCCCTTGGGCGAGAACCAGCTTCGCGCGGGCCTCGTCGGGCATGTCCTGGTCGGCGGTGAGCTCGGCGGTGCGGTTGAGCGTTACCAGCGGGAAGGGTTTGCCGGCCTTCTGGGCGTTGAGCGCGGCAGTGGCGACTTCCTCGGCTACCAGGCAGCCGGTGGTGCGGTTGAATCGATCCGGCATCACCAGCTGGTGGCGCAGCACGTACTCGGCGATCTGCAGGCCGCCGTCGAAGTCGCTGGCGTCGAAACGCCAGACCATGACGGTGACCAGCACGTCGTCCTGGGCGCCTTGGCCTGCCGCGAGCACGCCCTCGATGTAGGGGACGTAATCCGGCAGCAGCTCGGCCTTGAGCTTCGCCTTGCCTTCCGTCGACTGCACCTGCTTGAGGCGGAACTGGTCCTGTTGCAGCTTGGCCAGCATCACCTCATAGGTGGTGGCGCCTTCCATGGTGCCGTGTTCGGGGACTTTCGCTGCAGCTTGAGCTGCAGCGGTACGCTCGAAATGTTTGCGGCAGTGGCTCATAACCGGCCCCTTACTGGATGACGATGTTCTCGGCCATGGCGGCGCAGCCGAGATCCTCAATGACGTAGGCGTCGTTGCTCGATTCGTAGTTCTCGACACGGTCGCGCTTGGCGTTGTCCATTACATGCCGGCGGCGGGCGCCTTCCTGCCAGTAAAGGGACAGGTTGTCCAGGCGGGTCACCATCAGGCCGGTGGCCGGGAAGTAGGGCACGCGCACGGCCGGCAGGTTGCCCACGCGCTTCTGGCTGATGACGATGTCGGCGGCCAGTTGCTCGGTCGGGGCGTGGGTCTGGTTGACGATCGGGAAATACTTGTCGGCCAGCAGCTTGCGGCCGCAGATGACAACCAGGTCCGGATCTTCCTGGTACCAGGGTTCGATCATCTCGTTGACCAGGTCGAAGACTAGGGCGTCGAGGTTCTTGTAGTCGCCGGTGTCGCCGATGGTGATCTGACCGGACGCGGACACCACCTCCGCGAGCACGCGGGTGGCGTTCTCGGTGCGCATCTTCTGCAGCCAGCCGACGTTGACGTCCTGGCGCAGGGGGTTGGTGGCCGGGTTGGAGGTGGCGGCGCGGCTGGTGCCGTTCCAGCCAATCAGGATGCGGTCCAGAGCCTGGCGGCGCAGGATGGCGTCGCGCAGGCGCGCTTGGAAGTCCGGGAACTTGGCCCAGGCATCGAGTTGCGCGTAGCGGATGTGGGTGTCGAAGTTGGTCTGGGTGCAGGTGTAGCCGCGGTCGTCCAGTGAGCTGACATCGCTGGTTTGGCGGTCCTGCGTGCTGGTGTCGGTAGTGCCGGCGATCGGGCCGGTGATGCCGAGACCGATCTTTTCACCACTCTGCTCGGCGACGCCGACCATGTTGATTCGGCTGAGGAATTCGCTGGATTCCTGGATGCGGGTTTCCAGGGTCTGCACGACGCTGGGCGCGGCGGTGAATTTTGTGGTGGCGTCGTCGATGCCGTGCAGGCTGCACAGCTGGGCCAGGTAGGCGTTGAAAAGGCGGCGGGTATCGTTGCGCATGGTGTTCTCCGGTAATTCCTTGGCGGATGGCTGTCCGTTGGTGAATCAGCAGTCAGTGGCAACGATGTCGGCGTTGCCTCCCGAGACGTGTGGGCGCTGCTGCTGGCTGTGGTCCTCGGTATCGCTGAGGCGCGTGACCAGATCGGCCAGCTCGGTTTCGAGCTTGTCGACCTTGGCGCTCAGCTCCTGGCGAGCCGTCTGTTCTGCGGTGAAGGCTTC